CCGTTACAGGATGAACATTAAAGTCGAGGTCTAGGTCGGAATAATCTGCTTTCCGAGATACTTTTTGAACGTTTACTATGGCCATGTCGTATTTATGTCCTTATTCTGGTGGTGCCGAAACTAGAGGGCCAGAATCATATGCCAGTACGTCTCCGGAACCGGTAAGGGCCCTGACCTGAAATGCGCTATGGCCCTGCTCATCGCCACTGGAACCTGGGTCTCGAACCGTTATGACCTTTTTACCTTGAATTTTAACAGTATGTCCGTTTTCGGCTTTAAGAGGTCCTTCCTCATGTGAATTTTTGTCACCTTCCACCGCCCAAAACTGACCGTTGACCTTAACAGTGTCTTGTCCCGTAACAACCGTGGTTGCGCCGCAAGCTCTAAGTTCATCATGCATGTGTGCTTGTGGCATTATGCTGGGTTAAACTCAATTAGTGGTGAACGATGTGTCGCAGAACCAGTGGCAGTAGTAGTAAATGTTGAGCCCATTGACATTACAGTATCAGTGCCGGATGCCGATATAAATTGTGTGCCTGCATCGATGGCCACCCTAGCATCTGAACCCAACCCAAGTCCGGCTGCCGCCGCGTAGTAACTTTGCCCATCGGCAGAATGTTCAATTCCACCGAGAACCTTTGTATTTTGATTGCCACCTACAGCAACCTCTTGATTGCCTTTAACAGCAGTATTGTGATTACCGTGTACGGTTGTTTCCATGTTGCCCTCGACAACATTTAGCATGTTGCCAGAAACACGCATTTCATAATCACCCTCTACCTTAAGTGAACCGCCGCCCTGAATGGTAACGTCTTGGTTGCCCGCTATGAGGATTTTATTATCTCCGAGTGTAATTTGATAATTGTCTTTCATACTTTTAATAACAATATCACCATTAGGATGCATTTCAACTTTGGCGCCGGTGCGGTGCTGCAATTGAAGAAATTCACTGCCTTTTTTGTCGCTTATGCCAATAACCTGTCCAGAATGTGATATATATCGGGTGTTTTCTCCCTGATTATCATCTCCATATTTCAGTGGCTCGGGTTCTCCCCAATAATTTTCTGATGACATTTATTGCTCCAATCTTGCCTTAAGTGCGGCCATTTTTTCTTCGATTAAACGCCGAGGCTCATTATTATCACCGGCTAATTTCTGTAACATTTCTTTAAAGTCTGCCGATTTAGCAGCTTTCATTCTTTCCATTAATTTATCAGGTATATCAGAGCCAGATAAGAAAGACTCGGCGCCGCCAAGAGAAGGAATGCCCGCTGTCAATTGTCCGAACAAAGCCTTAATTTGATCGATAAGGTCGGAAGCGACAGTTTCAATGTCGCCATTGGCTTTCATATTTAAGGGAACAGTACCAAAACCACTTAGGCTTTCCAATGCTACATCGGCCATGCTTGATAGATCACCAATTGTATCGTCATTTTGAATTTTATCCATTGCTTCGCGCAATTGCTTGACGTTCGTTACGTCCTTCAAGGCATTTACCATATTGGCGCCGAATGTTGCGGGATTAACACGCTTTGCGTTTTGTAGGAATCCATCTGCAATTGAAGGAGTAAATGTGCTTGAGGTTGCCGCCATGTTTTGCATGGCAACGAATATCTCAGTAGGAATCTTAGACTTCAATTCATCAAGTAAAGGACCCGTCAAATGATCAAATATACCCGAGAGATTGAATGGAACACCTGGAAGTTGGCCGGCCATCGCCTCGGTAAAAATAGATGCATCGGGTGTTAGTGCGGTGGCAACATTCTTCACCGGCGGCGCTTGCGTGGCCACTTGATGATTTGCTGATACTTGTGTTGGTAATTCTTTACGGTCCTTGATTGAAAGCTGTTCAGAAATTTGTTCTTGGATTACAGGAACTTTGTTTTTATCGGAACCCCGACCATTTGACTCTGGCTCTTGTTTCATTTTTCCTGGGCCAGAAATTAACTCATTTTTTATTTCTTCAAATTTTGCACGAATATCAGCCAATGATATATTTCCTGGCATAGCAGGATTTGCTTTTTGTTTTTGTGAACCCACGACACTTACGATCTGACGCAAGGATGGATTCGCCTTATTAACTTGTGCGATAATACGAGTACCAACCTGGGGAGGTGAATGGCTATCGGAACCAAAACCTTCTGGTCCTTTTAGAATGTTAACCCAAATTGTTTCTTGATCTGGATTAGTTCCATCAATTGCCTCGCAATGAATCTTGACGCGGCCTAGACCTTCTGGGTCGTCAACTGAGGTAATGAATCCTGATTGTGGAATAAAGTTTTCTTGCATTATAGTTCTTTGACCTTATAAACTCTTTTTTTCGTGTGTTTTTTGCCTAGTTTAGACATGGATATTTTTTGTTTCGTTTCCTCTGAGGTTGTTTTTCCTTTATTCCAGGATTTTTGTAAACCGGTTTTTCCTTTGTTCCAAGGCTCTTTCCCTATATTTTGGGTTGATAATCTTTCTCTATTTTCTGGAACAGAAAAATATAGTTTCATTGCAGCCGACACATTTTTTCTTCCTTGTTCGGACATTTTTCCGCCTTTTTTTGGTTTTCCTTTTTGTGAACTAGATATTTTTTCACCAATGATTTTTGATTTTTCTGGGTCGCACCACCATTGATTGTTAGGATGATTATGAACATTATAATATCGTTTTGTTAATTCATCATCTTTTATTAATGCCAAATATCTATATTCTTCATCCAATAAATCTCTTTTTGACGTAGAAATAGTAACAAGAATTCGCCTACGGAAATCTTGAGGTCTCTGTTTATACGCTCGTTTCATCCAAGGAGAACTACAAATATAACCGTCATCCGGCGTTCCCCAATGAGAACCAACATAATAACGCTTATGCTTCCTATCTCTCCAAATATACACGAATCCACACATAATACCCTCCATTACGGGTATTTAGTCACCGCTGTCTTTTTCAAAGTTCACCTGCTGCTACGGTCTCTGATACGCAATCGAGTGTAGTTGTACCAAAGCCACCTGCTTTATAGGAATGGGATAGTGAGCAAATCATATAATCACCACTACCATATTCGGGTTGTCCTTTTGTTGCTTCATCCTTTGACAGGAATGATACATTAATGACGCGACCTGCATGTAAATCTGGATTAAAAGGAACAGTCATTCGAAGTCCTATTTTATCCTGTTCTAGAAGGCTCATTCGTGCCTGTCGTAGGTGCAAATACTTTTCAACCGCAACGTCACAGCCTTCCGAGGAACCCATATCAGTTAGAGCATATTTTGTAACTCCGGCACCAATACCAGTTGTGCGCTGCTGACTACCAAACTGCGATAGCATACCATTCTGTAGGTTTTCAACAATAGCGGTCGAGTTTCCTACACCATTAAGAAGATCGGAAAGCAAATCAAAATCGCACGGAAATTCGAACGACATAATAGAATATGGATTAGAGAAACCCGCTTCGTGGGTACCCTTTTCGTTCCATGTGTAATAAGCAACGGGTCCTTCGGCGGCCATTTTTGCCAATGATCTAAAGTGGTGGGTTCCTATTTCATTTTCAAAGGTCATAAAATGCACAAATGATGGATCTGTTCCATCTGTTAGTGCCACTTCGGCCTGTTCTGACAATACCTGATAAGGATGAATATTCGTTGCGGAATAATTTCTTGAAGGAACAGAAGTTTCTACATTTACAAATTTTGCGCCCAGGCCGTTTAGCACCTCTTTTACAATTTCTGTTGGTGTCTTACACACCCATTGTTTCGCAACACGATTTTTGGCGTTTGTCAATGCATCGAGGTCAATACAGTTCATGTTATATGTTTCAAGTTGCATATCCATAAGTTTTCGATTGTCGATTCGATATATGATTTGTTCGACTATAAGTTCTTTATCAAGGTCTTTTTTATAAAGATTGAAAAATAGTTTTTTTCCTTTAAAAAGATTCAAATCTTTTACTTTACCATCCGGCGCATAATACATAGGATCTTGAATTTCAACAGTAGTATGTATGGATGGAGTCAAAAGACTTTCAACACAGGTGATGCTGGCAATAGATGATTCAAATAAATATGACTCGGGCACACCCTCAACATTAATTGTTAATGCTGTCGAGCCATCTCCGGCCGTAACTTTGGGTGTAACAGGATTTGGTGGCATTAACGAACTACTCTACGGCTAGTAATACTTTTTACGCCGGATTTGGATAAAAGATTCTGAAACTCAGATAGTACCTGAGACAGATTTTCCTTTTTTAGTAATTTTATGTTTCTTTTTTTATCATTCGAATCAATTTCCCACGTCAAACAATCTACCGCTGTTCTCGTTATTAGCACTTGAATGGAACGTCCATCCGAAAGCGTTTCAACTTCAAGTGAACTTGCCGGCAAAGCAGTATATGCCGTCAGGTCTATTTCCATTATAATCTCATTATACGTATCAGTATTCATATCCGTGCGCTTAATGGTCTGAGTATAATGGTGCGTTTGTGAAGCGGCGGCGGCCGCGCTGCCGTATTTGTCCTCGATATATCTATTAAATGCATCGGACCTAAGTGGCCAATCAAATAGTGGATTTACGATATCATTCATTAGAAGAATAATCCAATGATATTCTGGATCACCATAATATCTATCCGCAAGATTTTCAGGAGTGTCTTGTTCCCTTACCAAATAATCGTAGTAGCCAAAAGCATTATTTTTAACCTCGGAAAGGAGACCAAACCGTAGAAAAATATTGGTTACATAATCTAGATTTTTTCTTCCATCTTTAGTAATATCGTAACTTGTAAGAGGAAACAAATCATAAAACTTTGACATATATTAAAATCCTTGTAGAATTCGAAGTTTTGAGTTGACTTCCAACTCACGGAATTCAACTTGCATACGGCAAGAAACCGGCGAACCAGTGTCTCTAAAAACAGAATAAACTCCTTGTGGCGCATAGTCAACACTAATTTTAGTTAATGCGCAGGTATTAATTCTAGGAATACTCCTATTTTCAAAGCCGCGATTAAAGAATGTAATATCAAATTCGGACGGCGGAATATAAACAAAAGAACCAAAACTATTCGAATATTCAGGTGCGGCGTGAAAACGCAATGTTCTGATAATTTGCTCCATAGCGAATGTTTCGTCCTTATTTGAAGGAGCAAACAAAAAATCAAATTGGAATGTTCTTTGCAGAGTATTTTTGAATAGTACCTCAATGCGTGGATTAATAGGTCTTTGTAGTAGTTTTGCACCAGTACCGACGATATCGGCGGCGCCCTGAGCACCATTAATTATTTTACTGGCTATTTTGCCGCCGAAGCCGGAAGCAATCTGCGCTGCTGAGGATGCTACGCCTGAGCCGATTGAGGTTAGACCCACATCCTCATAATCATTAGTCGTATCGAAAACAACCGTATTGGGCATATACAGAGCAATTGATTCGACAATTCTTCGAGTTTGTCTTGGAATTTGAAAAGATGATGTTGTGTCAAATGTTCGATTTAGAGTATCTTTCCATTCTTTATCGATATTAAAACGGAGAGCATCTGTTTTGGATAATTCGCCTTTTCCAACAGACCGACCGTTTCTATCTCCAGATTGTTCTTTTAGAGTTTGAAAGGTTCTAATTTTTTGGCCTCGATCATCTGTAACGCTGCCTTCGAAACGATTGCCTCTCTGGACGTTAATATTGATAACCATATAGTGTCCATTGTAGGATTGTTCGCCTAAATTTGAAGGAAAGACACGATACGTAAAATCGTATTTTGATTGAAAAAGATCGTTATCTTTTGTTTGATCATAGTAATCACCAAAGACACCGCTGGCAACTCCTTCAATGGTCCCAAACGGATCACTGATCAAATCTTTTGTAAAGTCTAGGGCCACGGTAGTGACTTCGCCTATAATGTCGGCCATCTTATTTACCTTATAAATATATGCATTGATTAATCATGAGTATTTATATGGCATTGCAGCAGGGTCGATTTATACCTACCAACCCCCAGAAATATATCGGAAATAATATAAGGGATATACGCTTTCGTTCGGGTTGGGAGCGGTCGGCCATGGTTTTCTTTGATAAGAACCCCAATGTGCTTGAATGGGCATCGGAATGTGTAGTTGTCCCTTATATCTCGCCCGTGGACGGTAAAAAGCATCGCTATTTCCCTGATTTTCTCGTTAAGCTGCGAAAGAAAGACGGCACCATCAAAACCCACCTGTATGAGGTCAAACCCTATAAACAGACTATGCCGCCTGAGGGTAAACGCAAAACCAAGCGTTACCTATATGAAGTCTATACCTGGGGCGTCAATTCCGCAAAATGGCAGGCAGCCATGCAATATGCCGAGCATATGGGTTGGGAATTCAATATCCTGAC